CACCTCGCCGTGGATCTTGCTCCGCAGTTCGCCCACCGCCCCCACCGGCGCCTTTTGCTTTGCCGATCGCACCACCAGCGCCACCGCCTGCCCCATCGCCTTCCTGTTTTCCGAAGCCGCCACAGTCTCAAACGACCGCAGGCTCTGCAAAGCCCGGTCAAAACCCTTCGCCTTCACCTCGAACTCCAGCATTTCCTGCACCTCTCAACCATGCAGTTCCGCACAGCTCAATCACTCTCGTTCGTGCAGTTTTCCGCAGGAAAACTGCTTAAGCCAAACGCTAGCTCAGCGAAGCTGAGCCGTTTGGCCATCAGCCCAAGCCCAACCGCACATACGGCCCCAGCAGCATCCTCGCCTCATCATCCATCCGGCCCACCCAGCGCACCTCCCCGCCAAACGCATCCCCGCCCCGGGCGTCAAAAAAGCCCTGCTGCGCCCTGGCCATGTGCCGCACAGCCAAAATCCCCGCCGCGCTCACCACGTCCATCGGCGGCCGCCAGATATAGATCGCATCCCCCGCCGTGTGTGCTGCGGCGCTCGTCCCGTTCCTGGCCCCAACCACCGTCGCCGTGTTCGCGTCCGCATCCACCGCCGTCACCAAAAAATATTCGTCATCAATTCGGATCAACCGGCCCAACACCAGCGCCTGCCCCAGCCCAAACCGGTCATCCGCATCCACATCCGCTGCGCTCAGGCTCGTCGCCCCGCTGGCCATGTCCGCCGCCAGCGTCAAGCCGCTGTCCTCCCAGGCCGCATCTCGGTCATCCGCATACCCCCACACACCGGCAATCTTCACGCTTTTCTGGCCTTTGTACCAGGTCGTATAGTCCCCATTCACGTTCATGATCAGCCGGTTGTAGCTGCGCGGGTCGTTCATCTCGAAGCTCACCAGCCCGATCCAATCATCCGTGGTCAGGTCCTCATACGTCTCCCCGTCGTCTTCGCTCAGGCTCACAGTCGTGACAGACAGCAAATCCGGCACCCACATCCCCGTCTGCCCGTTGCCATCGAAGTACCTCGTCGCCAGCTGGGGGAAGAATGTGCGCCTGCAATAGCGGTCCACCGCCCGGCTGGCGCTCAGGCACGCCCGATACAGCGGGTCGTTGTACCGCGTCGTCGCCGTCTGGATCATGTCCGGCGCCAAAGCCTTAATCGAATCCGGCGTCACATACAGCATATGGTTCATCGTCTGCACCTCAATACTCTTCTATCGTGCAGAACCGCCAGGTTCTGCCCCAGCCAAACGCTAGCTCAGCGAAGCTGAGCCGTATGGCCGTCATTTCTTCTTACTCGGCTTCTTCGCAGGTTTCTTCACCGTTGGCCCGGGCTTCGTCTCCTTCTCCTCTTCCTTCACTTCCTCCGGCCCGGCCTTCTCATCCTCCTGAGTTTCCGACCGTGCAGTTCCGGAGGAACTGCCCAAGCCCAACTTAGCGCAGCTTTGCTGCGCCGTTGGGCCAGCATCAGGTTTCGCCGTCATCTCCACAGCCACCAGCCCAAGCCCCGCATAATGCTGCGCCCTGGCCGCCCCCCACCCCTCCACCACATCCCCCGGCCGGTAATCCCGCCCCGTCCGCGCATCCGAAAACTTCACCAACGCCTTCACAACCATCTTCTTTGTCATGCCATCTCCATTTCCTATCTACTCTTCCCGATCGTGCAGTTCCTCGTCAGAGGAACTGCCCAGCTCAACCGCAGGTTGAGCCATCTGCCCCTCAGCCACCTTGTACACCTCCACTTGCCCACCCATCTCTCCCACCGGGATCTCCAGCGTCTCCCCCTGCCGGATCACCTTCACCGGCAGCTTCCCCGTCTTCGGGTTCGGCAGGCTTTCAATCCGATACAGATCCGGCGCCTCCGGGTCCGGCCACAAAATCTGCGGCCACGGCTCATACGTCTGATGCCCGCACACACACCCCAGATCGCACCGCTGCGAAAAACCCCGCAGCTGCGCATCAATCGCCAGCATCCAGTCACAGCTCACCACGTTCGGGCTGCCCGGGAACAGCGTGAACGGGATCGCCTCCAGCACGTTCCGCCGATAAAGCGTGCACCCCTGCCCCACCCCCGCTACGTCAATCACGGTGCCCCATGCCGCCTTCGCCCGCTCCGGGTCCCTGCTGATGCTTTTCCCCTTCAGGGCAGAAAGCTCCGTATAGGCCGACCACTCCTTCCGCCCATGCCGCCACACATACAGCCCATACGCAATGTCGCTCTCACACGCCACCAGCCGTTCCACCGTGTCCGGCGGCACGATCATATCCGCCTCGATGCTCAGCATCGCATCCATCCCCATCTGCAAAGCCACCTTCCGGGCCGTGTTATAGTTATGCGCCACGTTCCGATAGGGTTCCTCATACGGGTTGTCATGGCCTCTGAACCAGAACTCCAACCCGATCGTCTCAGACGTCATCCGTAAAATCGACTGCACCGTCGCCCCCCACAGCCTCGGCATCGTCGGGCTCATCGGGCAAAACACCAAAATGTTCTTAATCTCCTGCATCAACAACCTTTCTCCAACTCAACCATCCTCGACCGTGCAGTTTTCCTTTGGAAAAATGCCCCAGCCAAACGCTAGCTCAGCGAAGCTGAGCCGTTTGGCCAAGCTCCTCCCGTCCGTGCAGTTGGCCAGCAGGCCAACTGCCAGGTCTGAATGCTCAGCATTCAGACACATGTCCCTCGAGGTTCAACCCCACGAACGGGCTCAAACTGTACACCTCACACGGCCAAAACACCTCCCGGATCCGCTCCCGCACCATCACGGTCTGCGGCTGGATCATCCCCAGCCACTTTCGATACCGCTCGTCCCCCATCAGCGCCTCGTTGTACCCGCTCATCCGGCTTTTTCCGTCCAGCGTGCCGCAGTCATGGCCGCACAGGATGATATTCGCTGCGCCCATCACGGCGGCAATGTGCATCGCACTCGTGATCGTGCTGTAGCTCACCACAATCTTCTCGCCAGCCTTCCGGATCACAGACAAATCCACCGCCGTCAACCCGTTGTCCATGTGGTCATAAACAAAATCTGCTGCCGGGTTCAACCCGCACTTGTACGTGCCCGACCGATACCGGCTCACAATCAGCGGGATTCCCGTCGCCCTGGCCTCGTCCGCAAACTCGGCCTCCTTCCGCACCAGGTAATCCGTGTGGAACTTCCGGTACACCTGGTTCACCCCAATCGAAACCTTGTTCTCGAAAAAACTCGGCGAAACATAATCCATCGACGGCCCCGCCGCCACAATCCACACATCCTCGCCATAATGCCGATCCCGCAATTTGTACACGTTTTCCATTTTGTGTCGCTTTCCGTTTGCCCGAGGGCAGAAAGACCCTCGGGCATCTTCGGGATAAGGGGTTCACACCCCGTCAAACGCCTATGTCACGATCTCATCCACACTGGCCAGGTCAAAATCGCTCGCAGGCAGGAATCGGGGATCGCCAGCCAGAACCAGCACACCCGCGTCGGATGTGGCCGTGCCCACGGTCAACAGGCCCCGCACATAGCGGTACCCGTCAGCCCGATCCAGCTCCTCAGCAATCACATTCACAATCGCTTGCTTGTCGCTGTCTGTTCCGGCGTCGGTCAGCTGAGTGATGCTCTTCCCGCTGATATCCTGCGCCCCGGTTCCAGAGCTATCAGTCGCCTCCTGCACCTTAAAATCCAGCGTGGCGCTGGAGCCCAAAGCCCCGGCCATCACAACAAACATCACCTGCCCAAACTTTTCCATGTCGGCCCAATCGGTCCCCTGCGTCCCGGTGCCATAGGCATCCGGGTCAATCGCAGCAACCACGGCCAGTTTTTCAGTCATCAAACCTTCCATCTTTACACCTCCAAGCTGATGGGGCATGAAGCCCATCAGCGCAATACCAAATTTCCCCCTCCCCCTGCCTCAGGGGGAGGCCGGGAGGGGGTCAATCAAAATCAGCTCAGCTTCACAAACGGCGACACGCTGGTGCTGCCGTCAGCCAGAGTGATCGAGTCATTGATCCACGGCTGCCCGTCGATCGCTTCCACCACCCGGAAAGCCGTCTGGTTGCTTTGGAACTTAGATTCACGGCTCACGTCCATCATGATCGTCTGCCGGTCGCCCCACAGGTACCAGGCCCAGTCCACCAGCACCACATCACCGGCGGTGCCCAATGCGGGCAATTTTTCGGTGAAGAGGATTGGATACCCCAGCAGGGTGCCGGGGCGGCCGTTAGCGGCGTTCGGCTGCCAGATGTTGTTGGACGCGCCGTCAATCATCTGATACAGCTGCGGCATCACGCTCTGGTTCATGATCCACACAGGGTTCCCGCTCATAATCATTTTGCTGGCCATCGTCACCGCATCCACAAACTTAAACGTGGACGCCGTGTTCCGGCTCACAGAGATGGTCGCGTCAGCGTTCAAAACGCCCAAAGGCTTCCCTGCGCCGTTTCCCCGCAGGGCGTCATAATCTTCCTGCCAGGCGATCGCGCCGCCAAAACTGCCGGGGCCACTCAAAAAGGCTTCCAATGAAATCGCCGAGTCGCGCAACAGCCCGTTCGGGATCTCCACATAACCGGCCAGCTCACGCGCCTTCAGATCAACCGACTTGAAATAAGGCTGGCTTTCAGTGATGTCCGTGTTTTCCTCGGTGTAATAGACCTGCACACCGGCAAACATCGCGCTCTTGCCACTGGCGCCGCGGCTGTAATCGACAGCGGGAAAGTCCACACTGCGCGATCCCATCGGCACCAATCGAGCACGGGAACGCATAAAGCTGGCCTCGCCTCGTGTCTGAAGAACCTCATTGCGCTGATCCGTCGGGATCAAAAAGCCGCCGCTGATGCCGGTTTCCCCGGACATGTCCTTCGTGTTCAACAGTTTTTCCAACCGGCGGTCATGCACAGCGTTCACACGCCAATCAAAAATCGCCTTCATATACTCCCAGCCAGCGGCAAAACCTGCCTGTTGGGCCTTCTGGTCATTTTCTTTCTGCTCACGGGCCAGGTTTGCTTTGCTTTCCTGTTCCGCCATCTCCTGTTCAGCCGAAATCAGTTTCTCAATCTGTTTGGCTTCCCGTTTGATGTCATCCACCTGAGCCAGCCAGGCGTCCACCTGCTCACGTTCCTTGTCGGTCATTTCCCCTGCCATGACTTCATTGGCCCGTTTCAGGATCCGCGCGGCCTCGTCATACTTTTCATCAATCGTCTTCGCTGTTATTACATTAACAGGCATCTCACTCACCTCCTGAGCTTGGCTCTCTCCAGAGCCAGCTCCGCATCTAAAATTTTGATTTTCTGCGCCAATCGTTCCTGAGTGAGTGCGTCAATCCGCGGCTCGGCTGCTTCCTGATCAGCTTTCACATCGGTTGTCACAGTCGCCGGGTTCATCCCCCACGTCACCGGGCTGTATTCCCACAACCGCACTTCCTTCAACTTCCGATACGGCTCCTCGCCGTCCTTCTCCAAAAACTCATACTGGAGCACGTCAAATCCGATGCTCCATTCATCCATCGCCCCGGCTTTGTACAGGGCGTACGTCTCCCGCCCCAGCTGCACGTCCATCACAAACTGCGTCCGGGCAAACAGCCCCCCCGTCGCCTGGGGCCACCGTGCCAGCAAAGCCTCCGGCAGCATCGAGCGGTCATGTTCCACCAGCGCAATCGGCATCCCGATCACGTTTTTCCACGTGTGCTGGTGCAAAACCCGGATCTTCCTGGCCCCGGCCGGGCCCCGCTCCTGGACCGTCTTCGCAAACGCCCCCAGCTCAATCAAATCCGGCGGCGAGTCCTGATCCAGGATCCCGCAGATAGACACATACGCCTCCACGATCCCCGTCTCAGCGTCCATCGCCTTCGTATAGCTCGGAAAAACCTTCGTCACCATGTTTTGTTTTGTCATATCATCTCTCCGTTCCGCTACCATATATGCTCTCCCTTAATCACAGCCGCCACCAACCGCACCTTCTCCTCCACCACCGGCAGCATCGTGCACCGGCATTCCGGATGCAGCGGCGGATACAGCACGTCCCCATAGTCCATCACCAGCTGCTCCCCGCCCACGCTCATCACGCTCCCCGCCGCATGCCACACGCCCCCCACGCTCAGCGTCTGCCCGTGCATCTCCCCGCAAAACGGGCACAGCCGCTCATCCAGGCTCGCCCACCACTCCTCGGTCTGGATCCCGCCCTGCCGATACGCTTCCACAGCGCCAGCGTTCGATGCCCTGATCGTCTCACTCCGGGCGATCATCTCCGCTCGGTGTCCGCCCCACCCGCCATAAATGCTGCGGATCT